GAAAGAGGCGACAACCATCTGGTCGACGCCGGCCGTTGGTCGCTCTTCACGGGGCGAGAGGACGCTTCTTTTCACGAGATGCGGTTGTGGAACCTCTCCTGGGGTTGTGGTGACCAGTTCTTTTTTTTAGGGGAACAGTGCTCTATTCTCGACCGTCGAGCGAGGGACTATGAGACTGGAAGCCGTTACAGATCAGAATTTTTGCGAAGACGACTATCTGATCGCCAATCCGGATGTCAGAGCGGCAGTGGAAAAGGGTACTCTCGCCAGCGGCCTGCGCCATTTTCAGCAGCATGGCTATCGGGAGAAGCGGCATCAGCGCGCGCCACTCATCTTTTTCGTGCATGTTCCAAAGACCGCCGGATCGACGGTCAACTCGCATCTGATGGAACTGCTTTCAGACGGATCAATCCATTCTGAAGGGTGGTTCTTCGACGATGCCAATATGTGCCGGCTGGACACTTTTTCGTGGGTCTCAGGCCACATCACCTATTCCAGGGCCAGCACTCGCATCCGGCAATTCACCAACCGCCGTGTTGAGTATTTTGCCTGTGTTCGAGATCCTACGGATCGGGTCCGGTCGCACTACAACTTCCTGATAGAGATTTTCCATCGCAGCGGCTACGACAACAACCCCGACTGGGTGAAAAGCATGTCGGAGCAAATCCGAAAGTCCGGCTACAGCATACCAGCCATTCAGGCCAATTTGCTCGAATACAAGTCGCATTTCCTCAACTGTCAGACTTTGTTATTAGCCAGGGATGACCCTCCCGTAGCGGGCGCGTTCGGCTCGTTCAAATTTGTTGCCACGCCAGACCGGCTCACGGAGCTCCTGTACACAATGACCGGCAAGAAGGTACCCGTGGTGAGGCGGGAAAATGAAAGCTCGCACCATTTTGACCCGCAGCTGTTTCGTGAGCCGGAAATGGAGTCCTTCCTTCGCCGACACAATGCCCTCGATGAACAATTGTTTGAGTTCGCCCGATCCGGCAAGCTGTCCAACCCGACTGAGGCATGGACCTCGCCGCCGTGGAGAGCGCGGGCGCGCGCTCTGGCGCTTCGAACCAAACGACGCCTCGGCGCATAGGTAGAATTATGAAAATTGCCGTCTTGTACCTGGCCCGCAAGAGCGGCGATCACATCGCGCGGTTTGCCGCGTCTTATAAGCAATTTCCGGCCGGCGCCGACCATGAGCTGATCATCCTTCACAAAGGCGAAGGCGCTTCATGGTTTGCCGGGGGCCAGCCACTGTCCCACTTCCGGCACAGGCCCATCGTCGTTCCTGAAAGCATCGGCCAGGATATTCATGCCTACAAATACGCGGCGCAGAGGATCGATGCCGACCTGATCCTTTGTCTGAATACGTACGCCGAGATCAAAGCCGCGGACTGGCTGGCGAAGATGGTCAGCCACATTACCCGGCCTGGCGTCGCGGTGGTTGGAGCGATGGGATCTCACGAGAGCTTTCGCGACAGTTACAAGCTTTCAGTCAAGGTTGATTGGGTTCTGGCTAAAACACCTCGCTTCAATGCCCGCATCGCGCGTGAATTCCGGTTTATCGCAGTCGGCCGCAGCGCGGAGTGGCTTACGGCAGGCGATTCTAGGATGAACAGGGCGCGCCGATTCATCGCAGATTTTTGCCAGCGCCGCCCGCGCCTTCAAACCGTCGCGGATGATTTCGAGCGGTATTGGGACGAAGCCGTGCCGAAAACAAGCTGGCTCTATCGGTTTCCTTCTTTCCCAAATCCCCACATCAGGACCAATGCATTTCTAACAAGCCGCGAAACGCTTTTGGCCACACCCCTCGATGGTGACAATGACAGGGAGGCATGTCTTTTGTTCGAGAGCGGCGAGCGCGGTCTGTCCAGATCTGCAACCGGGCGTCTTTTGGTCATCAACTCCGCCGGCGAAGCATTTGAAACCGATCGATGGGTGGAAAGCCAGACCTTCCGCCTTGGCTCTCAATCCGGACTGCTGGTCGGCGACAACAACACGGACTTTTGGAACACGTTTGACGAGGACGAGCGGATAACCGTTTCGGGCACGACGTGGGGCGTCGGCCACCCGCGACAGTTCCCCACCTTTCCCTGAGCGTTTCTGGTGCGACAGCACCCCTTGCTGAGGATCGTTTGTGCTATTCGCTGCCTGGTTGAGCCGTCTCGCCCGCATAGAGGGGATGCGGTCATGGGATCTCTCGGATTGTGGGGATTGCCAGGCAACCATTGCGCACAGTTCATTAGGCCGGTTGTGTCTGCGGATAGGTCGAGTTACTAGGCGCCTCAACCGCGATGCTGGGAGGGTCCTATGGGCGCCACGACACTGCTTCGAAAACTGAAGGGCTCCATGTTTCCGAAGCTTGTTTTGGATAGAACGCTTTTGGACAAACAGATTGCCGAACTGCAAGGGACCCTCAGCGATGTTACCGCCAAATATGAGGCCGAGTTGACTGCTGCGCGGGCGGCGGTAGCGCAAGCGGCGGCAGCGGCCGCGCAGGCATCGGCAGCGCAGGCAACTTTCCATTTCAGGGGTTATGACATCCCTGTCGACCTGATGCGGATGACTGGTGGCGGGCCGGAGACCTTTGAAGAGATTTCCGCCATGCACCAGAAGAACCTGGCGAAGTGGATCGGCATCGAGCCTCAGCACAGCATCCTCGAGATCGGCTGCGGCATCGGCCGCGATGCTATCCCGCTTTCGACAACCCTCACGCGAGGCAGCTATGTCGGCGTCGACATCATCGGGCGATCGATCGACTGGTGCACTGCTTACATTGGAGCCAGGCACCCCAACTTCAGATTCGTCCACTACGATGTTGACGACCAGCTTCACAATCCAGATGGAACGACGCGCACAGAAGCGATCGTCCTGCCGATTGAAGATCAGTCCATTGACAGGATTTTTCTCTTTTCCGTCTTCACGCACATGTACCAGAAGGACATCGAGCACTATTTGCGCGAGTTCCGCCGCGTCTTGAAACCGGATGGCCTGGTCTATGCGACCACCTTCATCTACGACGACGCCATTCTGGAGAGCGCGCGCCGCACCAACAGGACGATTTTCAATCTCCGGTTCGAGCATGAACTGCACGAGGGGTGCCGGATCAATAGCCTTGAATACCCTCTTGGTGCGGTCGCCTTCACAAGGGAGCTCTGGCAGAAGATGTTGATCGCCGGCAGCATGAAGTTGGCCAAGCCGATTCTCAACGGACAGTGGTCGGGCTTCTACGACAAGTTCGACGACGGCCAGGATGTTTTGATTCTTCAGCCGGCATAAATTATGCGTTCGCTGACCGGCCTTCCTCATACCAGTTGGTGCCGTCCCAAGTCATGACCAGCATATCCGATGCGGAGGTGGTGAAGTTTCCGGCCATCTTGAGGTTGCTACCTGCAGTGACCGTGAGGATGCCGTCGAAGATCATGCGGATTGTCGTACCGGCCCGGATGTTCGTTCCGCTAATCGACGTGATGCCAGTAGTTCCGGTCACATGGAACAGGTTTCCGGTGGGCACGACGGTTGCTGCGCTAGCAGCATCGGCACCCTTGAAGTTGTGGAATATGCCGGTTCCGTTCCAACCAGACTTAATGTCGGTTGCATCGAAGTCCGACGTATCATTGCTGGTTCGCAGGAAGACATCGAGCAGGCCGCGGCCGTTGCTTGCGTTCCGTGTAAAGCCAAGCCCAGCCTTAGCGGATCTCGTTTCGGCGCCCGATCCGGTGACCGAGAACCCTAATGCCGCCACACCGGCACCGACGTTGTCGTTCTCGATTCTTTCTACGATCTGGAAGGAGTTGGCCGCGGCGTAGGCATGGACCGGGCTTTGTGGCGGCTTGGTGTAGCTGCCGACGATAAGATTGCCGACCGCGTAACTGCGATAGGTCTCGTACCAGACCGATCCGATCTTACGAAAGCGCAGGACGCCACCGTTGGGGACCAACGTGTTTTGTGCGCCGAGGAGCGACAGCGTTGCGCCATTCACAAGCGTCGTGTTGTCGTCCGTGACTAGAAGCTCGAACTCCTGCCCGTCGTAGCCATCGTCGAAGGTCGTGATGCTCGTTGCCCCAGCGTTTGCTGTCTTGATGACGCCCGTGAGGTCAGCACCGACCGATGGCGTGGTGTCGCCGCTGGTGAAGGTGAGGACGACGGTAACGGGGTAGTTGTTCCTGATATGATGCCCGGTGCCCACCGTTCCGCTGGTGCCCACCACAGCGTCCACGGTGGAATCGGCCCGGTTGCCGATAACCGTGCATCCGGCCGCGCCAGCAGTCAGGTACACGCCGTAGAACGTGCTCGTCGTGTCATGGAATTTATTGCTAGTAACGATATGGCCATTGCCGCCCGAAAGGTGGATGCCGAAGTTCGTAGTCACCCCCGCAGTCCCAGGCATAGCAATATCATTGCCGGAGAAGACGTTAAAGAACCCGCCGATAGCTTCGATGCCGTACCAGGGAGTAATTACCGATGGGTTCGTCTTGAAAATCTGGTTATCGCGAACTTCAGTATAAGCGAACCCGTTCATATAGATGCCTTGAACATAGGCATTAACATGGTTGCCGAAGATCGCCATTGCCGAAGCAGTCGTCGTCGTCGTCAGGATAATTCCGTTGTCAACCCCGACGATGCGGCAATCGATAACCGCCACGCCATCGCCGTAAGAAGGCGTGTCGCTATCGCTCACGATGCCATTGATCATGTGATAGAAATGACTGCTCAGAACGTGGCAATCGTTGCATCGCGTTAGGTAGACGCCGTGCGTCTGAAGAAATGGCGTTTGCCCGTCGTCATCCACCCCCTTGAAATCGCATCGCTCGATCGTGGTATTCCAACCGTCGACTATATGGATGCCCTTTGTCCAATAGTCTGCATTCGTGTCTTCGCCAATGAAGCTAAGGTTTGCAAAATTGGCAACACTAGTGCAGTTCGAAATCGAAGCCGGGGTGAGCGTGTGCTTGAACGCTGTGCCGCCGCTGGCCTGGTTTGTTTTCAGGCTGAAGTCGCGGATGTCAATCTGGCGGCTCCATTGTACAAAACCAGTGACACGCGTCGACGTGATATCGAAACCGCCATCGGCGGCTGTCCAGCGAAGAATTGAGACATCGGTTCCGCTGCCGTAAAGCCGAAGCGGAGACTGGCCGATATTCTTGGTGATCTTGGAGGCAAGCGTAATGGTGCCTGTCGGTAGCTGGCCCGGGTTGCTCGTGGCCACGAGCACGTCGATGAATCGACCGAAGGCCGTATCGCTGGCGACGCCATCGATTGTGCAACCGAACCAAAGCGGATTATAGGGGCCGTCCACCTGACGCACCCACGCGCCAGCAGTAGTGGCGATCGCATCAGCTTTGATCCACAAAGCTTCGCCAGGATCAAGCGCCACTAGGGTCGAAAGGTCGCCAGCCCTCCATACGAAGATGCCAGCCCTATTCGGCTCGGTCAGGAGCGCAACAATATCCTTTGTGGTGTCAAGTGCCTTCAGAGCCGTACGCGTGGCAACGTAGGGTGCGGTATCGAGATAGTTCCGAACGTCGCTGACAAGCTCCTTGCCAAGAAGAACGAGGCCGGTGGCGCCTGGCACAATTCCGGCCACGGTATCGGGGATGATATCGATATCATCGTCACCCACTTGAGGATCGTCGGTGTTGAACAGAAACACCTTGTCGGCGTTGGTGGCGCCCTCCTGCACGCGGACAGTCATTCCCTTCTGCATGGTGCGCGCGGTACGCGCATCGGCCGCCCGATACCACTGCCCTTCCGAAGCCGTGCGAATGCCATTTTCCGAACCGTCGGTCTGGTCCTTGACCAGCACGCGGTCGCCGACTTCCGTCACGACGCCGTCGATCGTCAGCAGGCCACCGGTATCGACATCGATATTCCCCGTGGTGGCGAGGCGTACAGGTTCGCGTTCGCCCGTGAGAAGACGGACGGCGGCAGTTGCAGGTTGGGCCATAGGCTTGCTCCATAAAAAAGCCCCGCGAAAGCGAGGCTTGGACATTTGAGGAATTGGGCCGCTGTTGCGGCTGTTTCTCACTTGGGTCGGCGCAGTCGTTGCGCACGGCGTGTTTCTACTTGTCGCGGTCCGTCGGGGCACTCTTGATCCAGCCCGCTCCCATTGGCCGTCAAACGATCTGATGGTGGCCGAGGGCGCTAAGCCGTCCTCGGCCTGTGCGGCATAAACAAGGCTGAGGGAAAGGCAACCGGATAGGGCCAGGCGCACGGGAAGAGCCCCTTTCAAACCGGCTGGGAATAGGTGCGTCTAAGACGCAGGCGGAGGTGGGTGGCTTCCGCGATCGCTGGATCTGAATAGGTTCTGCCGCCGCAGGCGCGGCAGATCAGTGCGGAATCAGCGGCAGTATCTTCTCGTCGAGGAATTTGAGCCGGCTCGCCAGCATCTCGGCGTTGGCGGGATTCGCGTCGACATTGACTGGTATCAATTTCGCTACGGACTTTCCGTGGCGTGCAGCCTCGACCCAGTCTTCAAGCGCACCGATATAACCATCGAGAGCCTCGAAGGGAGTCCTGGTGTCGTCAGCCGGGATATATGTCGGTGGCACATCGCCCACGATCACCCAAATCCATTCTGGCACGTCTGGCCTTCCAGGCTCAATCTCAAACAGAAAGATGTAGACAATGCCTTCGGCGTCATATCCGAGATACTCGCCCTTGATGGACAACACCCAATCGTGGAATTCGAGGTGTTTGCGTGCCTCAACGCGGGCAGAGTCAAGCTCGTTTTCGCCTGTGCTGACATTTACTGGTGGCAGCCGCACTACAGTCGCAAGGTCTGGTTTGGCTTCGTTCACCATAGCCGGCTCCCTTCCAGATTTTGCAGTCTCTGCCTAGTCCGGCGCTCGAAGTCTCTAGCGTCCATGTGGCGCTTCATGTGATCGGCCCGGGTGCGGGGGCGAATTGCGGTGACAGTACACTCTTTTCCATGAGCCAGTCCGGAGGTTCACTCCAGTCACGTGGGTGCGACCACTAAAAGTGCACTGTCACCGTAATCAACGGCAATCCCCAGGCGCACGAGGAAGAGCCCTTCCAAACCGGCTGGGAATAGGTGCGTCTAAGACGCAAAGGCAGGCGGCAGGACCAGACGCTTCCACAAGCCTCCGCGCTGCTTCCCGACCTCAGCATTACTTATTGCCGTCGTCGAACCGTTTGATGGATGCGGAAGGGAGGCCCAGCAATTCATCAAGCACATCGAAGGCGCGCTCCGACATCACGAGGTTCAGGTTCTGGTTGATCCCGAAGTCATCGTGACCTGCCCTGCCGTCCACCTTGAGCCAAACGAACGGCGGGAGTTCGACATCGGGCTGCACTAGGTAAAAATCCTCGGATATGGTCACCTCCGCATCGGCGAATGTGGCGCCAGAGATGCCGATAGCGAGCAATCCACGTTTGGCTTCTTCGGTCACGAGGAAACAGGGAAACGAGGTCACAAGGACATCGCCAAGCCAGGCATCGAATTGGTAGTGGAGCTTGCTCACGATAGGCGGATGGACGCTGGTGTCCATGACGGTGCCCTCGCTCAGCTCGCCGGCTACCAGAGGCTTAACTTCATAATATCTCATAGCCGATTTGTCGGTCGGCTGTGCCGGCGTCCGCTCAGTCGATTTGTCGGTCGGCCCTGCAGGCGGGTGTCCAGCCGGGTCCACCTGATCGCGGCAATCCAACGCCTCAGCACCACGATCCCCCACCCGTCCAAAGGAAGCTCTCTCAGCTACCTTTGAGGTCTACCGGAGTCCCCGGCGGCAGGCCTTTTACCTTGGCCATGACCTGCCCCATGATGTGCCAATAGACTTCCAGGTCGGTCAATTCCTGGTTTGAAATGTCATCTTCTCCCCCAAGAAACAGCGGTTTCTTGTAGCCGATGCACTGATCGTAGGCAGGTTGTGCCCCGCCGGACGCAAGCCAGTCCTCGACGTATATGTTGGCTGTCAGCGCAGCATCAGGATTTTCTATGACCAGCGCATCGTGGAAGGTTTCGATATTCGCCGGTATCTCAAGAATCTCGCCTGTGCCGGGCTCAAACATGAGAACACCGGGCTGCCCTTCCTCCAATCTCTCAGAGTCGACTGCAAACGCGGTGCCCTGCCAGTCATAACCAAAGCACGTGATCCGCCCGGCGGCCTCGGGAAAGCCGAGGTTGACCCTCGCGTTCCATGCCGCGAGATCCTGCGCTCTGATGATCCGATACAGGCCTTGCTTGAATGAGGCGCCGCCGAAGCTGTCGAGCAACTCATTCAGCCCCGGAATGCGTGTGTTCAGGAGAGGATTTCCGTCCGTCGGCGCCCTGCTTTCGATGGGAAAATTCTGTCGGAATGTCTCGAACACTATCGCTCTCCAATCGTGACCTTATTTATGACAGTTCCAATGGGTAGATTTTTGATTAGATCATAAATTTGCTTACCCGCACTTCGATTAACACTAGAATCCAGTATGGCAAAGTTCGACAACTGGTGAAGCCCTCCCAATTGCAGGTCTATTACGTGATCAATATCGTGACCGAATGGAATTAGAAATCCGGCGGCTTTAAAAATTTTCCTCGCGGATGTCCCTTTGCGCACAGCCTGGCTAACCACAGTGACGGCTTCCGTCAGCATCTTCACCTTGAGGTCCGCGGCCGCCCGCTGTGCGGCATTCCAATGAGGCATGTAAGTTATGTGCAAATCATGGCCGGCGGAGGCCGGGCTGGTTGGGACTGCGCCTTGTGCAGGCAGAGTTGGGGTGGCTTCCGCGATCGCTGGATCTGAAGTAGCTTCTGCCCCCGCAGGCTCGACAATTTCTTCGGAAGAGGACGCACGCCGCTTCAACCATTGCGTCGCCTTGCGCGAGACGACGCCAAGGCCTTCGGCAACCACATTGCTTCCAGCCCCGCCAAAGAAGCCTGAAGCCGCTCCGCCGCCAATGGGCTGGTCGCGACCGGTGGCCTCCGCTATGCCGTACCCGGCACCCTCAACGCCCATAAGGCCGGCGCGAGCGAGAAGGCCGGACAAGCCCTCCATCGTGGCTGTGCCAAACCGCCCAGCGAGTGTAATGCCCGCTTTTCCAAGGCCACTGCCATTCAGATACGCGCCAAGCATCTCCGACGCGGTACCGGCGAACCCGGCCCGGTCTCGAGCATCCTGTGTCCCGGCTCGTGCAGCGGCGAGTTCTTCCTCGTAGCTGCTGCCCGAGATCAGCGAATTCATGGTGGCGGCGAATTTGTCCGCGTATCCGAATGTCGCGCCGTCCGCCATCAGACGGACGGTGTCATTGAGCGCTACGAGCGGCTTCAGGGGCAGCGGCAGGGCGTCGAAGGCCGCCAGATTTCGACTGACACGTTCCTCCGCGGGTATTGGAACTGCGTTGTTCGCAATGCTTCGCGCGATCCGAGACTGGTTCTCGTCGCTCAGTTGCAGCGCCATGGCTGCCAGAACTCCCGGATCAGACGTGCTCGCGAACAGGTCCCGCAGCACTTCATCCCGCTCGCGTTGCGGGACTCTCTCTTCGTTCAAGGTATCGACTAGGTTCTTGACGACAGACGGCGGCAGCGGCTGAACTTGGTTGATTCCAAGCTGCAGCTGCCCGGCGACAGAGCGGGCGATCGCCTTCTGGTAGGCAGCAGGATCGTAGCTGTCCTCGCTCGATACCGCGTTCCAGTATGCGTCCGCCGTCGGGTCGATTTTGCGAACAAAATCGGCGGGACCGACGGCACGCGCCTGCAAAACTTGCCTGGCGGCGGCCGCCGTTATGTCAAATTGTGCTTGGTCCTGCTCCGGGGTCGCACTGCCCGGCTTGGGCTTGGCTGCAAGCAGCTTCGCCTCAATGGCGTCTTTCCGGCATCCTGACCATGGCGAATGCCTGGTGACCGACCTTGAACGTCCGTTCGAGGTCCAGGGACTGTTTGCCGCCCTCCTCGACGCCATAGACCGCGGCGAAATCCCCATCTTCCGGTTTCTTTCCGGAATAGTTGCCGGCGTACATGAGGTCGTCCGGCGCATTCTGGTGAGCGAGTTGGATATTGGTGCGCGCGTCGAAGAGTTGCGCCGTCATTGCGACCTGGGCCTTTTGGCCAAGATCCTGCAGATCATTCGGCGGCAGATCGGCAATCCATGGAGCCGCCGCCACGACAGCTGTTCTGTCGACCGCGGCGGCCGGCGCTCTGGAGCCGGCATTCAAAGGAGCCGTCGCCGTGCTACTCACAGCACTGGCTGCCTCGTTCCCGCGACTCCGCACCGGTTTTTTGCCGGCCGCCAACAGCCTCGGCAGTGTTGCCCTTTGTCGGGCTTCCAGCCTGGGCCAAACCGAACATTGCGAGTGCTTGCCTCGGATCCTTGGCAATCAACCCCTCGAACCGCGCCTTGGCAGCGGTGCCGAACCAGTCCTTCACCTTCTGCAGCCTGATCCCCGGGTCGAGCCCCATCTTGTCGATCAGATCGAGCCCTTCCTGGCGGGCTGCTTCGAACGTGACAGGATCGTCGGGGTTGGCGTTGCCGATGGCGATGGCGCTGGTCTTAAGCGCCGCGTCGACCTGCGCCTCCTCGTAGTCCTTGCGGCGCTGGAGTTGCCGCTGCGCCATGCGCCGCGCACCAACCTCGCGCAACATTTCCTTCTGCCTGGCGAAAGCGGCGCGCTGGCTTTCGGGCATGTTCGGCAAGGCATCGTCGAACAGCGTATCGAACAGGCCGGGCTTGACCACCCGGCCGTTGCGCGGATCGACCCGGCCATACATGGTGTCGTGAAGGCCGGCACCGTCGGCCGGCGCATTTGCTGCCACCTCGTCTTCCGCCTGCGCGATCCGGCCGTTGAACCGGCGGCGCGCCAGCTCGGCGTCGAACGCCTCCTGCCGCTCCTTCATCTGCCGGTAGTGCTCGGCGACAGCGGAAAGCTCGTCGCCAAAGCCCTGCATCGCAGCGCCGACCGGCGACCCGTCGGGATAGGAGACGACATTGCCGGTATCGAGCCGGCGCCGGGCCACATGGAGAGGAATGGTCGCCATCAGTAGAGGCCTCCGGTGGAAAAGCCGCGCGGTGCCGGCGGGAAGGCGCCTTTGCCGAAGGTCACGGCCTTGGCCGGGTCGTAGAGAGCCGACACGAGATTGCCGCCGACCTTGAAGATCGACGCGGTCGCCGCCTGCCTGCCGGAAAAGCGCGAGATGGCGGCCTGCGTGGTCAGATTGTTCTGGCGCAGCTGCGAGCCGTACTGGAGCGCCTTGAGGTCGAGCTGGCCCTGCCTGGCATTGGCGGCCAGCACCTCGGCCGGCGAGCCGGCGATGCCGACGCCCGAGGCGCCGGCCTGGGCGCGCGCCTGCGCCTGCAGGAGATCCTGCCTGTGGCGTTCCTGGCTTTGTTCGAAGGCGGCACTTTGCGCGTCGGCCAGCGCCTGCTGCTCATAGGCTTTGGCCTGATAGTCGGCCATCTGCTTCTGCTGCTGGCCCTCGGCCAGCGCGCCGCCGACGGAAAGAACGGTGCCGAGAAGAGCAAGTGTGCACATTGGTCAGCCTCGCGCGCCGGCAATGGGGATGAACTTGCTTCTGACGCCATCGACCGGCGCGCCAAGCGCCGGGCGCGGGTCGAGCGCGCCGCCGGGGCGGAGGAAGGACAGAAGCATCCTGTCGGCCTGGATCGCCGGGCGGCTGAGGCGGGCGGGTGCGGCGGCGCGCGCGCCGGCCATGGCGGCGCGGCGGGTTGTCGTCAGGTTGACCTTCAGGTCGGGCACGCCGGCGGCGTCGAACAGGCCGTTGGCGGTGGCAATGGCGCGGGCGAGCGCATCGGCCTCGAACAGCTCCTGGCGCAGCAGTTCGACCAGGCGGGCAACATTGCGCCAGCGCGCGGCGAGCGCCTCGGCCCTGGCGCCGATCTCCTCGCCGAGCGCCGCGATGTCGGCGCGGGCCTCGCTTTCGGCGGCGGCGGCGCGGCGCCTGGCGGCCGCCTCGACGGTCTTTTCGATGAGCGCGATTGTCGCGTTGCAGGCGTCGAGCGCGGCGCGCGCCTCGCTAAGGACGCCATCGCCGAAGATGGCGCGATCCTCGGCCTGCTGCAGGTCGCGCCTGCGGGCGAGCGCGCCGTTGAGGTCGGTGTCGAGCAAGGCGATGACGGAAGCGAAATCGGCAGCCGTCCGCGCCTTGCCGAGGGCATCGGCATGGGGGGATGTCATGGGAGTGTCCTTCTTTCGGAGAACGAGAATGATTTGCGCAGAGGAGCGCGGCGCTACGGCTCCGCGTCGAACACCGGCGTGAATGCCCTGATCGTGCAGGGCGTCGGGTTGACGTGGCGGATCCTGACCCTGCCCTGCCCTTCCCAGCTGTCGTCGATCGGCACCTCGACATTGCCGGTGTAGAGCCTGGCCTTGCCGTCCGGCGCGACCATCGAGGGCATCCTCACCGCCTCCCAGCGACCGCGGATCAGCGACTGCACTTCGAGCCCCGTAGTGTCGGCCTCGAGCAGCGACAGGATCACTTTCGCCACCTTCTTGCGGCGGCCGACGATCGAGCCGTCCTGGCCGCCGACGTCGAGTTCCAGCGTGTCGGCTTGCGCCTGGCAGGGAAGCCCGACCTGCCATTTCGTTGCGGTGGCGCCGCCGGGCAGCGTCACCTGGCCGGCGGCCACGGTGAGGCCACGGTAGACCTTGCCCGACGCCAGCACGTCGACCGACTGGCCGTTGAGGTGGCCAAGACCCGAGACGACATTGACGGCGGCGCCCGCATAGGTCAGCCCGCAATCGACCTGGAAGGCGTCGTCCAGCGCGCCATATTCGAAGGGCGGCGTCATGATTTCGATATAGCGTTTGGTGACACCCGCAATGGTGCGCTTGACGATCAGCCAGATGTCGTCGACGCCATTCTGGCCGGGCGTCGCCACGGCGCTTTCGACCACCGCCCAGGTGGCGCCGGCGAAGGCACCGCCGAAGCGATGGCGGTGCATGCCGCGCACCTCCTGGCTTGGCTGGTGCGTGTAGCCGCCAAGCTCGCCATTCTCGAGCGGAAACCACAGCATCGGGTCGGGATCGGTCTGGAAGGCGAGTTCGACCACGCCCTGCTTGGCGATATGCTCGGATATCTGGCCGATGTCTTCGGACGAGAACCTGCCGGCCGAGGTCTGCGTCAGCTCGGCGATCGAGCGGCGCGAGCGCGTGACATAGAGGAAGGACTGGCCGGCATCGACCGGGCGGATGCGGGCGCAGCCGAAGGTGCGCGAGCGCCGGTTCTTGAACGAGGACGGCGTCAGCGCCTCGTCGATGCCGGAGCCGGAAAGAGCACGCACCCCGCCGAGCGTCCCGATCAGCAGCGCACCATCGGACTCCGCGATCCAGACGATGTCGTTGGCCTGGCCGCCGCCGGCCTGGATGAATTCGAGCGCGTCGTCGTCTTCCTCGCCAAGCGCGAAGTTGTCGAAATCGCCGGTGGCCGAGGCATAGACCGAGAATTTGCGGCTGAAAGCCAGGCGCTCCTCATAGCGAGCCGCTCTCGACATATCTGCCCGGCACGAAGGTGCCGAGGCGCCAGCGGGTGATCGGACTGAGATCGGGCAAAGCGAAGCCATACAGCTGGATCGTGACAACAGTCGTGCTGGTGCGCGCCATGATCTTGGCCCAGCGCCAGCGGCCATCAGAGCCGAGCAAGCGAATGGCGCGACCGACATCGGAGGTCTGAAACCCGGTGTTGTTGTTGATGCCGGTTGTCGAAGATGCGGTCAGATTGAATGGCGCCTGGCTGGCGGCAGCCTTGTTCATGGTCAATTCGGCAAAGGAACTGTCGACCGCGCCATTGACGCCTGTCCAGCTGAGCCGGTGATATTCGAACGGCGATTTGTTGAAGAACTCGTAGTAGCGGGTTTCGCCGGCAGTCCACCCGCCTTGCCCCGTCTGGCTGTCCAGGGTTGTCCATGACGAGCCGTTGTTTGATCCCTCGAGCTTCCAGGAGACTGGTATCTTGTCGAGACCGCCTGCGGTGATTGCCGTAAGATAGTAGTTCTCGACAATGGCCTGCGCGCCGCCAGGCAGCCGGTACTGGACCGATCCTGTTGTCCCGCCGCTCCCCACGCCGGTGCCGACGTCTTTATCAAAGACCTGCCAGGCGCTGCCGCTGCCGCCGAAACCTGACACCGTGCCCGATGGCGCCGTGTTCGAAGTCATCTGTGGCGTAAGCGAGCCATGATCCGCGGGCGTCAGCGTCGTGCTGGTGTCGTTGATATCGTCGTAAGGGCCATCCTCGAAAGGATAATCCTCCAGCGTCCAGGTCGTGTGCGCGGTGCGGGTGAGAACCTTGAGCGGATAATCCTTGTGGCTGATCCACATCTGGTCGGCCGACTGCACATAGGCGAGGTCGAACAGGTCGGCCTCGAGATAGGGCGAGGCCACTTCCACCGTACCGACGCGGGCGCCGTAGGCATAGACGCGGATATAGAGATTGCCGAACTCCAGGCAGTAGGCCTGGTCGGCGCTGAAGATGAAGGGGACGGCACGCGTCCTCACGGCCGAATTCTTCACCTCGCCGACGAAATAGCTGCCGCCGCGCTTGCGGATGCCGCCATGCGGCAGCGTGACGAAGTTTTCGCACTTCGACAGGGCTGCCCGGTAGAGATCGAGCGAGCCGCGCGCGTGCAGGCGCGGCGAGATCTCGCCGCGGGTGAAGACGTCCTGGACCGGATAGAGCGTCGCCATCAGCGTGCGTACCTGTTGTCGCCGCGCCGGATCGCCCAGGACGCGGTGTAGGCGCGGCCGCCGCGCTGGATGGCGTTGGCCGAAAAGGCTGCGTCGAGCGCGCGGTCATAGGCCGAGCGGGCGATGTCGATCATGCCGGCCTTGTGGGTCAGCGGATGCGCGATCTTGACGGCAAGGGCCGCCACCAGCACTTCGGTGAACAGCGCGTCCCAATCGTTCGGGTCGGTGAGGTTGGCGATGTAGCGGATGGCGAGCGGGCCGGGCCGGTCGGAATAGATGATCCCGGCCTCCTGGCGCCAGGAAACCGGCACGCCGTCCGGTTCGCCATTGTGGGTCGGCGGCAGCGGGCGCAAGCAATCGGCCGGCAGTTCATAGGCGACATTCAAGGTGCAGCCGCCGCTGCCGGTGTCAGACCCGGGAACGCTTGCCGACAGGATGGCGAACACCCAGGCGTGTCTGGTCAGTTCGGCTTCGCGAGTCAGGTCGAAATGCAGGTTGAGCAGGCGCGCCGCCTTGACGTCCTGGTCGAGTGAATCGAGCGGCGCCTCGTCGAGCACGGCGAGCGCCATGTTGGCGATGTCGAGCGGGGTGATGGCCATGGGTCAGCGCCCCCTCAGGGGGATGGGTCGAGCAAGGGTCATGGTGTCTCCGGGCATGAAAAAAGCCGCTGCGAAGCGGCTGGGAATTTTTGCGGCGCGTGCGGGCAAGCCGAGCCGGCGGCAAGCTGCCGGCAGGCCAAGGGGGCGCGAAGACGTGCCCGAGAGGATTACGCCAAGGATGGCGATGGATTCCTAGGTCGGAATCGGTAGTGCCCTATCGACCTATCGGATCAGCACAGCTCGACTCACGAACGTCGCGGCCTCGCCATCCTCAATCCCCTGTCCAGGGCTTCCTCCAAGCTTGTCGTGTAGTGCGCGGTGTCTTCCAGCCCACCAAAGAAGTTTATGCGGTGGACTTCACCTTTCTTGCTCATGACAATTCCTGCTTCTCTGAGCAGTTCCTGAACTGATTTGTAAGTCATCTCCACGATTACCTCTGCCACCACAGGTATATGCTCGCTCCTTTGTGTAACCGATTGGTGCCGTTGACTGTGAAGCCCGCAACATAGGCCGCTACATCACCCTAGGCCTATCGAGCTAAGGCCTATCGGACTAATTGTGCGGAACGCGAAACGCGCTCACACTCCATTTTCCGAAGCCCAGTAAGCCTCCAACGCGTGCTGATCCAGCTATCGGAATGTTTGCCGGCACCCAACTTCCCCCCGAAGCCCGTCGGCAAGCAAAAGGCGGACCCACTGTCCCCCGGGTCCGCCTTTTTCTTGTGGGGCGGGAGCTTGTCGCTGCTTGCTGCTGGCGGACGAGAGCAAAGCTCTCGCTCGGCAGACGGGAGCTTCGCTCCCGCTGCTGGGTTTATCGCTGGCGGACGGAAGCTTGCGCTTCCGCTGCTGGCGGACGAGAGCAAGCTCTCGCCGCTGGGTTCGTCGCTGGCGGACGGGAGCTGCGCTCCCGCCGCTGGCAGACGGGAGCTTCGCTTCCGCTGCTTAAGCTTCCGTCGTCTTCAGCGCGATGAAGGTCATGTTCTTGACGCTCGAGGCGGTGCGGTCCCAGTTCGCCGCCAGCGCCAGTTCGGCATCGGTGGCGAACTCGCCGGCCGAGGAGGCGTCGAGGAAGCGAGTGCCCGGCACGTGCGGCACGAAGTGCCGGCGGCCGACCATTTCGGTGACGCCGCCGCCATGGCCCTGGCGCGGCTTGCGGTCGAACTCCAGCGGTCCGCCCTCGGTGTTGACCGGAAGCTCGTTCCACAGGATCGCCTTGTCCTTGAACATGAAGGCGGTGTAGACGCCGGCCGCGACCGGGATGTCGTCGTCGACCACGCAGCGCAGCCCCATATAGTAGGGGATGAGCGGCCCGCCCTGTTCGGACGACGGCACATAGTCGATGAGGTCGGCGAGCTTCAGCGCCTTCATCTGCTTGGAATGCATCCAGATCGTCTTGAACTTGTCGGCACGGTCGCCCATCAGATAGGCGGCCTCGATGATGTCGGTATCGACGATGGAAGCGCCCGTGACGCGCACCAGGTCGCCGGCGTCGTTGGCGATGTTGTCGGCGACGACGCCCTTCAGGATGCCGAGCAAGGTCAGCTTGTTGGCGCGCTGCCAGTATTCGGTCTGGCGCTTGACGATCAGCTTCTGCGGATCGTCGCCGGCCAGGATCGAGGTCAGGTCCGGAACGCCCCACGCCTGGGCGCGGACATTGCGGGCGGCGACCTCGCGGCGCGAGCCGATCTTCTTCATCTCGATGGAATCGGCCGGATCGTCATTGACCGGTTCGGACGGATCGTTGCCGAGGTCCTTCCAGCCGGGCATGTCGACGGAACGGCCGCCCATCGACAGTTTCGAGGCGATCGACGGGTCGGAAAACAGGATCCCGGCCTGGTAGATCTCGAGCGACTGGACGTGCTCCTCGAACGAGTATTGCGCATAGACGGACGGAACGATCGCGTCGGCGATACGGGTATAGGCGTCTGCCATTTTTTCTCTTCCTTCAGGGTTGGTTGATTGGCGGCTGATCTTCAAAGGCCGCTTCGAAACTCGCTCCGACGAGCCAGGTGGTGGTGGTTTCGAGAACCGGAGCGCAGCGGACTTTGAGGTCCGTGAGCACCGGAAGCGCAGAAAACGCCGCCAGATGGCCGCCGGAGTAGAGTTTCCAAGCGGACTAGAGAGGGTTGTTCGGCATCCACAGGTCCGGGTTCTCGCCGGCCTCGCGTGCCAGCCGCCGGGCGCGGACTGGGTCGCTTTTGACGAGGGCTGAAATCGCCGAAACGTTGCGGTCGCCGACGGCGTTGCGCCTGAAGGGATTGCCTCCCCGCAAGGCCGCGCCGCCGTCGATCGTGTCTTCGGTAAACATCGCTTCGCCGATGGCCTGGAAGGCCCTGGCGATCTGCGGATCGGTCAACGCCCCGTCTGGCAGAAGGATGCCCTTCGCCTTGTAGGCGTCGACCAGGCCGAGCTTCTTCATCGCCCGGTTGGCGACCTCGAGTTTCTGGCGGAAACCATCGCTGTCGGTCGGCCCCCAGTCCCTGACCAGTTCGTCATGCGTGGCCTCGACCGAGCGGGCAAGCGCGATCTCCTGGCACGCGGCCTGCTCGGCCATGTAGCCGACGAACCTGTCGTGATAGGCCTGCGCGATCTTCGGCGTGGCACCGGCTTCGACCGCCCAGGCCTTGGAGGCACTGGCGAGCTCGTCCGAATAGGCGAAGTTTTCGGGCAATCCTTCCGGGCGCCTGTATTCGACCTTCTCGGACGAGGTGAGCGGACGCATCGCTTCGGGCAGCCGGAAGTGAAATTTCTCCCAGTCTTCCCTTGGGGCGTCCGCGGCCGGAACGCGCAGGCTTTCGCCCTGCTGCCGCTCCAGCTCCGCATAGGATGTGAAAACCCGATCGAGGCTTTCAGGCTTGGTCCAGCCCTTGGTTTCAGCAAGCTTGCGGTTGCCTTCGGAAAGACCGTCAAACCAACTTTTGGCCGCAGGCGGGGCGGACCCGGCGTCTGCCAGATCTGTCATGTGATGTTTCCTTTCTTCTCCTTCTCCCCCTGTGGGAGAAGGTGGATCGGCGCGTCAGCGCCGAGACGGATGAGGGGTGTTGGACGGAGTGAGACGTCGGCGATCGTGTCGCCGATTCGGATGAGGGTTCGCCGAGCTGGAGCACCCCTCATCCGACCGCGCTTCGCGCGACCACCTTCTCCCACAGGGGGAGAAGGGGGAGCCTAAATATCCCCCCAGTTCTCCCACAGCAGCGTGATCGTGCCGCTCACCGCAAGCGTACCATCCGCGTCGATGTCGGTGCCGGTGGCGAAGGCGAGGTTGAGATAGAGGTCGACCGGCGTCGCCGTGCCGTCGAGCGTCGCTGCAGCGGCGATGTCGGCGGTCGAAGCCGTGGACAAGGCAGCACCCGCCCCGTCCAGCGTGCGGCCGGTCGAAGCCAGCACATTGACCATGGTGCCGGCCAGCGTCGCGCTCGACGCGGCCGCTGAGCCCAGCGACCAGGTCAGCGCCGCATTGTCGTTGATGGTCGACGCGCGGGCGGTCAGCACCGCGAACTGCAGCCGCGCCGTGCCGCCCTTGATGCGCACCTTGCCGTCGGAAAAGTCGAAGATCTTTTGGGCAGCATAGGCGAGCGCATCGGTGACCGGCACCTGCATGCCGGCGAAGGTGAAGACGGTGCGGTACGATCCGCCCTGCCCCGTGGTCACGGCTTTCAGGCCGAGCCTGGGCGGGGCGAGACCAGCCTCGCGGGCGGCTGCGCGGACAAGTGTGCGGGGAAGACCTCGGGTCATGGCATTTCTCCATTCTTGGGCGGAATTTCTTGGGCGGATTTTTCCGGGCAGGAAGACTGTCGGCATGTCTATGGACGCGCTCTTGAATTGTGTGTATCAATACACAACATGAAGAGCGCCGATGTCATCGACAGACTGTTGGCTGATGGCTGGTTCGAGGTGGCTCGGAAGGGCAGTCACGCTCAGTTCAAGCACGCGTCGAAACCCGGCCGGGTGACGGTTCCGCATCCCAGGCGCGACATCCCGATCGGCACGTTGAAGAGCATAGAAAAGCAATCCGGTCTGAAGCTGAGGTAGAGAAATGCGTCACTATATCGGACTGATCCACAAGGAAGCGGACAGCGACTTCGGCGTATCCTTTCCGGACTTTCCGGGCGTGGTCACGGCCGGCACCAGCCTGGACGACGCACGCGGCATGGCGGAGGAGGCACTGGCCTTCCACGTCGAGGGCCTTGTCGAGGATGGTGAAGCCATTCCCGAACCGTCTTCCCTCGAAGAGGTGATGGCCGACAAGGACAACCTGACGGGCGTCGCCATACTGGTCGCCTTGAAGACCGATGCGACGAAGGTGGTGCGCGTCAACGTCACCATTCCGGAGGACGTCCTTCACCAGATCGATCAGTACGCGGAACGCCACGGCTACAGCCGCTCCGGATTCCTGACCGCGGCCGCAAAAAAGGCGATGCGGACCGAAGCGGCGTAGTGGGTTCGCAACCTGATTCAAGCCAAGGTGCTATCGCCCTGTTCGTCCAGCTCTTTCCGGTTTGGCGACCATGATCTTCAAGAGCCGAGAAACCATGTCTCATTTCGTGAGCAACGGTGCCGCCGTTCCGCCGCAATGCGACAGCACTTGGCAAGGCATTGATCCAACACGCCAATTCCACGTCTTCAAAGGAGACCTTAAGATGATCATCAAGAAAGCCATTTTGGCCGTGCTCATGACTGCAGCACTTGCAGGCTGCGAGACGCAGACCGAGGGGCAGCAGAGAGCCACCACGGGCGCGCTGCTCGGCGGTGCCGGCGGTGCTCTCGTCGGCCAGGCCATCGGCGGCAACACCAAGAGCACGGTGATCGGCGCCGCCGGCGGCGCCCTGCTGGGTGCGGTCGTCGGCAGCGCCACCACGCCGCAGCGGCGCGGCGAACAGCTCTGCCGCTACCAGGACCGCTACGGCCGCATCTACACCGCACCCTGCGACGACCGCTATTACAACGGCGATTATTGAGGCGGCACCTCGAAGCTGCCAATCTCCCCCCTCGTGGGGAGATGTCCGGCAGGACAGAGGGGGGCGCCGTAGGGCGCTCTCCTCGACCGTCACCGAGCTTTGAGAATGCCGCACACGCCATTGCCGCCAAGACATCGCTCAAAAGCCAAGTCCATGCGCAAGGCGATGACCTTGCGGCGCAAACATCTATTTTGGTCGCTCATTTTCAGTCCGCCAACCGAGCAAATAGATCGGTGAGGTCACGCGCTATCGCGAAGCTGAAGTTCGCTTGCCGTCCCATGCTCAAATTGTGCAGGCACTGTTAAAGCGGCGCGGCTTATGCGGCTATCCTCCAATCCAATTGCTAGTCGCCGTCGTAAGGTTCGACCACCGCAAACGGAATGCCCAACGGTTCTAACAAATCGAGAATGCGTTCCGAGATGACGAGGCGGAAGGGCACTGCGATCCCGAAATCGTCGCGGCCAGCCTTTCCATTTACTTTCAACCAGACGAAAGGTGGCAGCTCCAGGCCGGGTTGATCCTCTTGACACTCTTCCGAGGTAGTCACCTCGGCATCGTCGAACGTCGCACCTGAAAAGCCCATCTTCTGCAGTGCGTGTTGGGTTTCTTCAGTGACGAGGAAACAGGGGAATGTCGCAACGATCACATCACCAAACCAGCCCTCAACCTCGTAGTGGAGCTTCGTTACGATCGGAGGATGGACGCTCCGTTCGAGAACGGTGTTTTTGCCGAGCCCCCCAGCCACGTTTGGCCGTATTTTAAAATATTCCATCATTCACCTTTTGGAGGATTGAACAGATGCCCGTATTTTTTGTCGATGTAACTCACGTAGTCCAGTACTTGCTGACGAGTTGGCTGAGGATGCGACCCGTAAAATTGATCCCATTCGAACCGGAAAATGACCTTGTGCAAAAGGTTATCTAGTCCTTTTGGTATGCCGCGAAGATTCTGAAGAGAGTGCTCGTCGTCTTCAGCAACGAAGCTTGGATATCTGGTCCATAACTGTCGCTCCGCAGCATGGTGGACAACAACCTCTCCGTGACCTTCGAGCGTTGCAGCGATTCAGAATTCTGATGCGTTGCAATCTTTGGCGACGGTCGCGGCCTTGGATCCTCGGGTCAAGCCGGTCAAGCCCGAGAAGCGCCCAGCGGATGGCGTTCCGTTGCAATTGCGGAGGGTGGACCCACGTCCTCTCCCCGTAAACTGGGCGAAGGACGCAGCTTCAGCGCCTACCTCTCCTCCATCCTCGCCGCCTTCTCCAGCGCCACGAGTTGCGCTTCGTCCAGCGTCAGGAACCTCATAATGTGCTGCACCACCTCGGCCCGCGCGTTGCTCAGCGCGCTGTGCAGCTCGAAGCCGTTTGGCGTTTTGGTCCGTGCCATCCACTCGCCGTAGGACGGGCGGCGGTAGTAGCCGGTCACTGCGGCGAGGTCGGCCAGCACCATTTCGCCGTCCTCGCCGGAGAAGACCCTGAGATAGGCCTTGGCCAGCGCGTCGCGCGCCCTGGCCGGGCCGCCGGTCTGCGTGGAATGGGCGAAGCGCTTGCGGCTCATGCGCTGCCTGCCACGTCAGGACCACCAGTGCCAGCACCAGCCGCCGCCATAACCTGACCGCCCGTTGCGTCGACCGGCGCCCCCTGCCCGCCCATCAGCATGCCTTGCAAGCTGTCGAGCAGGCCGCTGTCGCGCGCCTGCACCGCGGCAGGCACGGCGTCCTTGGCCACCTTGCCGGCGGTGGCGATCGCCGCCATGCCGGCCTGTGCCTGCTGTGCCTTGGCACGCGCATCGCGCATGCCGGCCACTTCCTGCCTGCGGCGAAAGATGCGCTGCGGGCTGCGGCCGGCGCTCTGCACGATCTTCAGCGCCTCGTCGGCGTCGATATTGTCCATGATGCCGGGATCGAACTGCGCCATCTGCATGGCCGTGGTCACCACCTGGATGGTATCGCGCGCCTCGGCCGAGCGCCTCAGCACGTCGAGCGGGCCGGTGAAGGTCGGCCGCACCGCCTTGCCGGCAAGACTTGCCGGCGGCAGGAAGCGGCTGTCCTCGTCATAGAGGCCCTTGTCCTCGAGAATGCCGAGCTCGCGGTCGAGATTGGTGGCGAAGCCGGCCTGGATGATCGAGCCGGAGGGGCCGAGCAGCGCGCCCTTTTCCTCCTGGCGGATCAGCGCTTCGGTCGCGCTCATCTGCGGGTTCTGCACCAGCGTCTGGAACAAATTGACGAACATCATGTCGCGGATTTCCTCGGCCCGGCTCGCCGCATAGTTGAAGGCATAGGTCGGGTTCTGGCCGGTCGAGATCGGCGCGATCAGCGGCCGGCCATTGTCGTCGATCAGGCCGGGATAGTTCTCGCCGGGATTGAGCACCGGCACATAGTCGAGCCGGGCTTTCGAGGCGGTCGCAGGATCGGTGACCTGCTGCAGCGCACGAAGCCCCGAGCGGCGCACGGCGTTCTCCTCGCGCACGGTGGTCAGCGCCTCGATGGCCGGCGAGATGCCGTAGGCGTCGCCCTCGTAGCGGCGCCAGTTGAACGTCGAGACCGGGAAGGTGCGAAAACCGCTCTCCCTGACGATCTCCTCCTCGTCCTCGATGACGTGCCAGGAGGCGAAGGCCTGATCGAGATACTGGTAGGCGCCGCCGCTGCGGTACATGCGGCGCTCGTCGCGCGGTTTTATGCACTGGATCAGCGAGATCTTCTCGTCGCATTTGGCGGGGTCGTCGACCAGCATCTTGATGCGCGCCGGCAGTTTCTCGTAGCCGAGCAGCTGCGCAGCCTGCCTTGCCGTGCGCTCGTAGCGGCGGTGAAACGTGTCGACCTGGCCCCAGCGGTTGCGCGCGAGATAACCCTCGACCACGGGGATGGAGGCATAGCGGATCAGCGTGCCGCCAAAGCCTTCCTCGGCATAGAGATAGGCCGGGCCGTAGCGCACGACGTTGCGCAGGCAGGCCTGCGTTGCCGGCACGAAATTCGAATTGGCGGAGTAGCGCAGCGCAAACAGGAAATCGCGCAAGGCTTCCGCCCATTCCTTTTCCTCGTCGGTCTCCTCGTCGTTCATCTCGGCGGTGGTCAGCCCGTGCCATTTCTCCGACTGCGGGATGATCAGGCTTTCGAGCCCCGCGGCCAGGCGGTTGGCGGCCGAGTTGATGGTGTTGGCGTAGACGCGGGCGCCGCGCCGCTCCTGCCGCTCGGCCTGCGAGCCTCGGCCGGACTGCCACCGGCCGCTCCAGACATCGGGCGCGTCGGGATCGCAGAATTCCGAGACGGCCTCCCAGACGGGCTCGTATTCGGCGCGTTCGCTCTCGAGTTCGGCCTGGCGCGACAGGATATCGCGGGCACGGGAATCGCTCATGGTGGCAATCTTTCTTCGCTGTCGTTCACTTGCTTGCGAGCAGTCAAATTTCTTGCGCTTTGCCATGTTAAGGAGGCAGCGCGGCGGGGCATTGGAGGAGGTCGATTGTGACGACAAGCCTTGCCGGTACCCTGACAAACCAAAGCAAACGCGCCGTGAAGCGGCTGATCGGCTATGATTCGCGCAACTGGCTGCGCATCCGCCAGATCGAGGCGTTCACCGAGTTCCTGCAGGCCGGTGGGCGCAAATCCTCCGACGTGATCGAGATTTCGCCGGGCTGGAACCGCTACTGGAAGACGATTTGCCCCAACTACACCTCGGTCGACTTCCCCGACTTCGACATCTGCAAGGACCGCACCGAAGAGCAGTATTCCATCGTCATCGCCGACCAGGTGCTGGAGCATGTGCAGCGACCGCTGGCTGCGGCCGAAAACATCCATGCCATGACCCGGCCGGGCGGCTGGGCGATGGTGGCCACACCCTTCCTGTTCCGCGTGCATGCCAGGCCGCACGACTACAACCGCTGGACGCCTGCCGGGCTGAAGCAGCTGATGGTCGAGGGCGGTTTTCCCGAAGCGAACATCAAGGTGCATGGCTGGGGCAACAAGGCCTGCGCCAGAGCCCATATCGGCGGGCCGGTGCGCGCCTACGGCCTTTGGCGCGACCTCAGCAATGACGAGGAATACCCGCTGATGGTCTGGGCCTTCGCCCGCAAACCAAGCTGATCCGGCCTCGGGCGCGGCAGGCAGCCGCGGCCGCGCAATCGACGTCGATCCTGTCCTCCTCATTGAGGCCGTGCTAATATTGCCCGGCTTGGGAGGATCGTCAGATCGACTTCATCGGAAACCTGTTCGCCGGCCTGTGGGGCGCCGGCGTGCTTGCCGCCCTCTGGTACGTCTGGAGACGGCGCACCCCGCCTGTTGCCGAAAGCGAAGAAGACAAGGCCCTGCGCGAGTGGCTGGACGGGCAGATGTAGGGTGAAGTTGCCGATCTCCCCCCTCGTGGGGGAGATGGCCGGCAGGCCAGAGGGGGCGCTGTCCCGCCGACCTGTATCCTGGTCGCGCCCACAGCGATATTCTTGACAGAAACACGCGACCGTCGGCGTTCCTTCGCGCCCCCCTCTGCCCTGCCGGGCATCTCCCCCACTTGGGGGGAGATTGGCTAATCACCGCCGCCTCAGCAACCGCGCATGCCGCCGCCAATACCACCACGCCAGCACGCGCTTCCTGAAACTGCGCTTCATCGCGGTCATCGCGTCACACTCCCAGCAGCACGCGGCGCCGGCCGGTGAGATCGCCGGGCGCGAGATCGGTTTTCACCGTGCTCGCCGTGCCCTGGCGCTGTTCGAGCTCAGCCCGCAAGGCAGCTTCGCGCGCCTGCACGTCCTTGTCCTGCGCCGTCGGTGTCGGCGGCAGCGGCTTCAGTTCCGGTGGCTTTTGAAAGAGACACATGGCTTTCCCCGGGTTGAGAGGTTCTTGTCCAGTCGTAGAGAAAAAAGTCCTCGCCGTTGCGGCCGTGGCCCGGCAGCAGGCAGCGTTGCGTGGCGCCGAGCCGGCCGAGCCAGCGCAGCGCCAATTCGTTTTCAGCCAGCGCCCTCGCCTCGACCCGCCAGGCACCGCGCGCCGCGACCTGGCGGGCGAGCACGTCGTGAAAAAACCGCGTGATGCCGGGCACACAGCGCCGCATGCGGCGCGTGCCCCAGCTCCAGGCGATCCACAGCCCGCTCCGCTGTTCGGCGGCGCCAAAGCCGGCCTCCGGATTGCCGTCGAGCTCGGCGACATAGGCAAAGCCCTGCAGCGCCGTCAGCGCCAGCAGCGCCGGCGACCAGTGGTCCAACTGGCAGTCGATCTCGGCCCGGTCCTCGGGGCGCAGATTGGCGGCGATGTAGGAGAGGTCGCGCAGCGTGGCGGGGATGATGCGGAGGGTCAT